GCGGGCGAGCAGGTAGGCCGGGTTGCGGACGAGGACCTGCACGGACGGCCGATCGATCACCTCGCCCGGCCCGTAGTCATGATACGGAGCCGGACCGCCGGTCTCGACGACGGTGATCGCGGCCGCCCGGTCCGGGACTCCCCCGAGCCACAGGCTGACGCCCGGGGTGCCGATCCCGAGCCCGGCCAGGTGCTGCACGAAGTCGTCGCCGACGCTCACGGTTTCACCTGCCCGAGGAGTTTCTGGAGATACTTCGCGTATTCTCCGGAGAGGTGATTTACGGCGTTCTCCAAGAACTTCGCTTCCCCAACGGGGTGGCGGACACCGAGCCGTTCATGGACCGGGACGGCATATGCCTTCCCCTTCTCCCAGGTTGCGCCGAACTTCTCGTAGCCGACCACCTGCACGTAGGTGTCGCCGTCCCGGAGCGGCCCCTCGTTGAAGACCCGGGACCGGAGTTCCCCGGTCTCGACGGGGCACCGGCGGGTGGACTCGCCTTCCACCCGGCCGCCGAACTTCCGCATACCGTCCGCGACCGCGTCCGTCATCCGGTCCTTATAGACCTCCAGGTTCGCGATCAGCGTCTGGTCGCCGTTGACATACGCCACCTTCACGCTTGGTCTGGCCATGATCTTAACTCCGGCTGTAGACCGTCTCGATGCCGCCGATCTCCTCCCCGGTCTCCGGGTCAGTCGCAATCACGATATCTGCGATCTTGACCCGCCGGATCTCCTCGTTCCCGTTGAGGAATACGTATTCGTCGTTCTGTACCAGGAGGCGGTCGGCGTCGAACTCCTCGGCCCCGACGGCCGTGTGGACTCGCATAATCTGTTTTCTAGTCATTCAGTCACCTCGACCGGGTCGAATGCGACCCGGAGGAATGGGTGTCGTTCGGCGATCTGGCAGTTTGAGACCGTGGCAATCCGCGTGTTTCGTGTAGCCGATCCAGGACGCGATCGAAGAGCGAGCGTCGCCGTCGAATGTCCCGGCCTCCATCTGTTCCAGGCGCTTGTAGGCCCTCTGGACGTTCCGCGACAGGACTTTGATGTGGTCACGGTAGACCCGGTAGCCAAGGTACTTGACACCGCAATCGACCGGGGTCAGGGTTTGTTTGACCTGGTGGAGTTGCAGGCGCAGATGGTCAGCCAAGAACGCTTCAATCTCGTCACGCCACTCCCAGAGTTGGCGTTTGTCCGTGTGCACGAGCGTGATGTCGTCCATGTAGCGGAGATACTGCTTGATCCTGAGATCGTGTTTCGCGAACATGTCTAACTCGTGGAGGTAGATGTTCGCGAAGACTTGCGACGTCAGATTCCCGAGTGGGATGCCCGTCCCAGGAGAATCCTCGTAACTCTCGACGGTCAGGCGGATCAGGTGCATCATCTGCGGGTCCCGGATCCGTTTTGCGATCAGAGATAGCAGGATCTCGTGATCGATGCTCGCGAAGTACGACTTGACGTCCAACTGGAGCACGTAGCCGGAGCCTTCTGGGTGCCGGCGCATGAACCGCTGGAGCCGCCGCACGGCGACATGCGTCCCTCGCCCTTTTATGCAAGCATATGTGTCGAAGATGAACGTTGGCCTCCAAATCGGGGTGAGGACCACATCGGTGACGACATGGTGGACAACCCGGTTCGGGAACGGCGGCGCGTTGATGAGCCGGCGTTTCGGGTCCTCGACAAAGAACCGAGAGTATGCGCCCGGCTGCCACACCTCCTCTACTAACTCCTCGTGGAGCGTGAGCAGGTTCCCTTCCAGGTCCTGCTCGAACTCGATTGCATACTCCTTATCGCGCTTCCCCTTACAGCAGAGCTGGTACGCTCGGTAGAGCGCCGGGAACGTGCAGATTCGAGGGTAGAGGTCGGTGTAGGTCTTCATATGCTGCCGATGTGGACGGAGAGGGTTCGGAACGCGCCTACTATCTCTCCGGAGCCTGTTTTGTATTCCGCTCATCGAGCGACGAGTTATCCGGGTGATGTACTGTTGATCTGATGTTTTCTTCCGCAACCGTGGTCGCGCATACCATCCTCGAACGGTATTCCGCGGAAGCCGATGTTGTTGTTCGCGTTGGACGGGGCGTTGTTCACGTTCAGGCAGAACAGTCCATAGTTCGCGCCATTGTTCCAATTCCCGCCCCGTATCGCAGCACGTTTTTTATACGGCTTCCTCTCACCCGGCCCGTAGTGTCGGGCGAAGCAGGAGACTAAGCCTGCTTCNNCTTCATCCACCACCCCGCCGTTCATCTCTCCCCAGTTCAACGATTTTCTTGCGCAACCACCCTCGTATTGTCCNGATACTGATGTATCTGAGGTCTCTCGCCAGGCGCACGATCACCTGGAGGTAATCGATCTCCTGGTCGAGATCCCTGGTTGACCGCGGTTCCGCTGCACGGAGTTGGCCGAGCATGACGGTCCGGATCAGACTGGAGTGCTGTCTGCCGGATTTCGCTCCGCTAACCCGTCCCGCTGTTGCGGGCGCGGGAATCGTTCAGTCACCTGCATCAGATCCTTCGGCCAGGTCGTACGATTTCTGCCCAGACTTTTCAGACGCTCGTGCTGTTGTACCATGTAGATCGCCAGATTTCCAGAGTCAACAGACTCCGCGGAAGCCCGATGTGGTCGCCCGCGCCGGACGGGCGTTGCTCACGCGCAGGCAGAACAGCCCACAGCTCGCGCCACCGCTCCCAAACCCCGGCCCCGCACCGCAGCACGCNGACCGGTTGCCTGCCAGTAGTAATCATTGTCATACTCTGCTCTTGCAGAGCCAACCGTTGCCGGAGAGAACGCGTCTGCCGCGAGGGACCGGTTGCCGTCCTTCCGTTGGGGCGTAGAGTGTCGCGATGTTGNCGTTTGCCGGTCGGCAGCNCGAGACCCGCGGCCCGGATACTCGGCCGTCCGATCGTGTGGNCCGCCTGTGGTCCCGATGAGCATGTCGACCCACTCCCAGCGCGTTCCCGACGAGGTCATAGACCCCCCGACTCCTTGCCGTTGAGGCTCCATGAGCGTCGGCCCCGTGGCCCGCGAGACACCGGGAGATCGCGTTGCCGCTATATCCAGGCGCACCGGGTCCGGCCGCCCCTCGTAGATCGCGTTCCGCGGGTCGGCGGCGTCCTTACCCCAGTTCGTGTTGCCTTTCGGGTAGCCGAGGCCGTACTGGTAGAGGTGCTTCATCGCCCATGCCGCCAGGCTGAACCACTCGTACTGGCCGGCAGGAAATGCTGCACGATCTCGTAGGTGTCGTTGCCCGTGATGTTTTCCGGGAGTGCCGGGTAGATCTCGACGAGTTTCGCGGCGTTTGCGTCCGCGTCCTTGTCGCCGCCGGTCTTGACGATACGGCGGACGTAGGTGACACCGCCCTGCGTGATCCGGACCTGCGCCGATCAGATCGGTGATCGCGGCGACGTAGAACTGTGTCGTGCTGCCGGCGCCGAACGCGGCACAGGTGCCCGTTTTCTTGTTGCCGCTGCCGCCCCGGTTTTCGAGTCGCGATCTTGGCGTTGGTCCAGTTGATGTCGGTCCAGATGACAACCCCGGGTTTGGAGGCGGCGCCGTGGGTGCCGGGATCGTTGACGGTGCTGGAGCCGCGGCTGACGTTCGTCGCGTCGTGCATGCACGCCTGATACTTATCGATCCAGAACCCGCCGCACTCGATCCCGTTCAGGTTCGGATCCGAGAACCCCTCCGAGTCGAACAGCGGGATCCAGACCTGATGAATCTCAAGGTCGTTGCCCGAGCTGTCCTTGATGCGGAGGATGCGGTTCCGGAGGTCGGGAACGAGCGGGTGTGCGCCGATCGTGGTGCCGGCACGGCCCCCATGCGGTCGCGCTCCGGACGAGGATGTCGCCATGCGACGCAGGGATGTCGGGGAAGTTGACTTCGTAGGTCGCTCCGGTGCCCCACAGGGGCCGGAAGTCGATCTGATCGGATCTCGTCGCGAACCCGACCGGCCGGATCTTCTGCGTCCGGTCGGCACGGTCTGTGTCAATCCGCCGGCCACGGTCGGCGAGACGTAGACCAGTTTTCCCACGATCCATGACCAACCGGTCTTCTCGGCCCGTCCCTGCGCGAGCGCGTTGCCGACGGTGCCCTTGACTGTGGCTGCGTCCGCGCAGAGGTAAAGGACGCCGGCGACAGTCGTTTCGGCGTTTGCCTGCGCCCGGTAGAGTTTGCCGTCGGCCGCCTGGTAGAAGACAAGCCCGTACGCATTCGCGACGGTCTCGCCGAACGTCTGCTGGAGGATGCCTCCCTTCTTGTGGATCTCTCCTGCTACTCGGTTTACCATTGCTGTTGTTTCCTCCTTTTTTCAGATGTCGATGGTCGAATGGTGGAACGTCCCGCCGCCCCCGTGTGTGCGCTTGACCTGGAGCGATCCCCGCTCGGTGCCGTCCGGCAGAACGATCAGGTCCTCGTCGAAGACCTCGACCGCAACGGTGATCCGAGCAGTCGAGGTCCGTTCAACCCCGTTCACGAAGACCCGGCGCGGCTTGTAGGAGATCCGGGCCGGATAGGTAGCGGCAGCCGCATACTCCGGATCGCCGGTGTAGGTGGTGCCGGTCCGCGCCTTGATCTGCACCTCCTGGTTCAGAAGGCCCGCGAGGCTCATCCGAACCCTCCCAGGAGTTTCATGACTACTGCGACTATGCCGCCCGCAACGGCCCCGGATCCCCCTCCGGTCGCCGCCATCAGGCCGAGGGTCCGGTTGCTCTGCGCTTCCAGGACCCTGACGCGAGACTCGATGTCGGTCTGCGATTTGGCGATCGTGTCGACCTTGCTGTAGACCATCAGGAGGAGTTCGCGGTCAGTCAGCGTGCCAAGAGCGCTTCCTTCAGGGAGACTCATCAGAATCCCTCCTCACGCGCACGACGGGGTTCTGATCGAGGTGCAGGTCAGAAAGCCCGGAGACGTCCGCGTGCTGGACGCCTGCGAGCGCTGCCGGGCCGATGGCGAGTGCGTCGCGGCACCGGTCGAGTTGCTGCCGGTACAGGACGTACCAGCGGGACGAGGTCGTTGCCGGCCCGGCGACGGTATAACTGTAGTCGTCGATCTTCTCGCCGCTGAACCCGATCTGGTCCTCCCCGCCGGCGAGATAGTGGGCCATGAGGTAGGCGAGCGCCCGTTCGGCGCCGGTCTTACTGCATCCCGGATCGTCGCCCTCGAACTCGTCGAGCGCGTAGGGGTAGAGCAGGTCGAACTGTGCCGACGTTGCAGTGTAAGGCGTCAGGACCGGGAGCAGGGCAAGAACGTTACCGCTCGTCGGCATGGGGATCCTCCTCGAAGAGCCGGTCGGTGATCACTGTGAGCCCGGCGGGATATGGGAGCCCGGTTGCACCCTCGAACGCCTGCACCATTGCAGGGTAGTGAGGGTCGATCACGGGCTGCACCCGTTCCACCTCCGGATGTTCTGTTCCTCCTCCAGCGAGAGGTCGAGGTATTCCGGGTGCTCGGCGACGGCGGCGAGGATATCGCGGAGGTGCTCTTTGCACCGTGCCCGGTAGTAGATGTCCTCGTTGAGGAGGGTGAGCGTGATGTCGGTCGCCTGCCGCATGAGCTGTTGCTTCCGGGCGGCGTCGTTGTCGGTGTGGTGCTCCGCGATACTCTCTTTCATGACGCGGTTGAGCAGCGCGAGGAGCGGGTCGTCGTACTGGAAGACGGCATCCGGGTTCTTCTTTGCCTCACGATACGCTGCCTTTAGACCCGGCGCACCGGTATTTCAGGAACCCCTGCCACGCCTGGTCGAGGAACTTCTCAAGGATCGTGTTCTTGATCGTCTTCTGAAAGAACATCCCGAGCCCGCCAGCGTAGCAGTTGTGCGCGAACCCGGTCCGCGGCCCGTTGTGGAGTGCCTGAGCTGATTGAGGGTCACGGGCGATCATCGCGGTCTTCTCATCGGGACTCATGAACCGGGACGCGAACGAGTCAGACATGGGAGTCGCCTCCGAAAAGGAGAGGTTAGCTCTCTCTCATGAGACCGCGCATCACGCCGAGGTTCTTGCCAGACGTCTGCTGGATGTTCGAGAACGGCGAACGCCAGATGTCGTACTGGTAGACCTGAGCGCCGAGATTCGGGTCGTCGTACTGCCGGGCCTTGATCTTCGAGAGCACGGTCACAACGCCCGGTGTCGTATTGCAGACGCCGAACACGTAGCGGTTGCCGCTCGTGTCGTCGAGCTTGTCGACGTCGGTGCTGATGAAGACCGGGATGTTGAGCGTCGGATGGATAGATACCGCCCCGCGCCACTCGGTGAGGTTGGCGATCGCGACCTTGTCTCCCACGGCGTCGGCGTAGTAGGCGCCCGCGAGCGTACCCATGACGATCGCGGTCGGCCGGTGGACGCCCATCGCGGCAACAAGTTTTCCGACCTCAAGCGTGGGCTTGGCGCCGGCTGCGGCCCAGTTCCCGAGGTCGCCGGTGGTGTTGTAGATCTGCGGCGTCGTGTTGAGTCTCTCGGCGATGAGTTTGTTCAGGTTCGCCGCCAGGGCGCCGGCTGCGGCCTGCTGCTGCAGGCTCATGGGGTTCCCGACATCACTCTCGATCTCCGCCTCATCCGAAACGTACAGGACCACGCGGTCCTTGAGCACCTCCGATGTCGAACCCGGACGGTTTACCGCCACCGCCCGACCGCGTGCTCGAACTCGTCGAGCTGCGACTGGACCGGGACAGGACCGAGGAGGGGGATCGTGCCCTTGAGTTTCGCGTAGGTCATCGTCGGCCCGATAGCGGGCGACGCAAGCTGTGTGCGTTCGAGCGCTGCCTGGATCACCGGGAGGATCAGGCGTTTCTGCGTCCAGTCCCCTTCGATCTGGACCTTACCGAGCATTCCTGTGTTTCCCATATCAGAACCCTCCGAGGTCGACGACGCCCACGGCGGTGTCTGCGCCGCCGACCGTCATCCGACCAAGCGGCTTGATGTAGTTCCCGGACGGGTCGGTGTCGCACACCTTGACTTTCCCCCCCGCTGCCCGTCACGACCGCACCGGTGTAACAGTTCCCGGAACAGTCAACTGCGACTTCGCCCTTCGTGACGACGCGGCCGGTCTTGCCGTTCGCCACGGCCTCGATCGCGACCGCGAACGGCCCGACACCGTCTTCAGCACAGGCCGCTGCGGTAGATGGTGCGGCCCGGGGTGATCGTGACAACGGCGCCCTTTGCAATATCTGCGCTTGCTGTGACTCTCTGCACCCGGGCGCCGGGGGAAGAACTCTCCTGCTTCGTATGCCATGTCTTTCTCACCTCACACAAACTGGATCCCGGTCGCCTTCGCGACCTCTGCGGCCATGTTTGCAAACTTCTGTTCCTCGGTGCTTTCCGCGTCTCCGGAA